TCTCTTCATAAACTCCATATGCTTATCACTATGATGTTCAGAATGTTTTTCTAATAAATTTTTTTGACGAGTAGTTAATTTCATTTTTTCTTTTTTTTCTTCTTCTTTGAACGTAATTTTTTTAGATCAGCAGAAGTGATCTTATCTCTAGGAGGTGCAACAGCAGCCAGCTTCCTTTGTTTTGCAGAATAAGAACCTTTAGGCATGATTTTCCCTAGATAACTCTATGTTACCGCTTTACACAAGATTTTACACTTATTTTTTCTTCTTTTTTGCCTTAGTTTTCTTTTTCTTACCTTTTTTGACACTTGCGATGTACCCTTGACATCGACTCATGGCAGCAGATTTAGTCATTTTTTCTTTTTAGTAGTTTTTTTACGTCTATGTTGATATGTTATCTTCTTACTACTTGTTTTTTCACGTTTAAATCTTGCTTTTTCACTAGCTGTCATCTCTCCAACAGTCTTAGGTGTCTTACTTGATACACGTTTACTTGGCCTACAGGCTGGATAGCCTCTTTTTTCTCCTTTTTGACGACCACAAGGCTTTCCTGTCTTTACATCAACCCAATTTTCCTTAAACCAACGTGTTAAACCACTTTTGGCTCTTGGATTAGGACTACTTTTTCTTTTTTGTGGCACTTTTTTTCTTTGTTGTAGGTTTCTTCTTTAATACTTTATACTTTCCACCACGTTTTTTGTATTCTTGAACAAGCCAAGCATTAGCATAAGCAGAAGGATAAACCTTAAACTTACGCTTTGCTGCTCTTTTTACTAGTTCATAAAGTTCTTCATCTGCAGGAACATTGACCACGTTTTTTACCTCCCTTCTTTTTCTTCTTCTTTTTCTTAGTTGTAGAATGGTACATAATAAGAATTAGGTAGTTCTTAGTATATTCTAAACGCAGTCTGACCTAATGTCTCTGGTTTTGCCAAGTTAAATTGTTGTAGACAAAGATAACCAAAAGCATCAAAAGCATGGTCAACTCCTAGATTTTTATTAGGCAAACCAGTATTTGGTGCATATGTAAGAGTTCTTAGTGCTTTTATCAATTCTTTACATCTTGGGTGTATAAAAGTTCTTTGATTACCATTTGCATCTAACAAAGCAGTATTGACAGCAGTTATCTTATCTCTAATCTTCCACGGACTTTTTGGACTCAAAACTGTAAAACCAGACCTTCTAAGTATCGTATGATCTGTAACTCCCACCCCACTTGTTTTTCTTGCACTACCAGTAGGATCAGGACAGGCAATAATCCTACGATCAACTCCATACCTCCTTGTAACCTCTTCTGCAAAATCCCAAGTAGTAGCACCACCCGTTAGCATGATCTCGTCAAATACATAGAGGTTATTGTCATGCTTATATGCACAAATACCAGCCATAGGGTCTACGTTAAAATCCAACCCAATTAACAAGGGAAGCATATGTAAATCAGCTACTTCCTTATCAATATTTTCATCACTAAAACTAACAGCAACCAAACCAGTAAGATTCTCAAAACTAGCCTCAAATTCCTGTCTGAATGTCCTCGGATCTAATTGACCCCTAGCTGCTTCTACTTCCTCTTCTTTAACATTACCCCCTTCAATCGTAGTAAAACTCCACCTTTGCCAATCTTCCCACTCCCTTTCGCCACAAAAGCACCACATATCATAAAACCAACTGGCAGTACCATCAGGAGTGCTAATAAACAAAGCCCAACCCTGTTTATCAGCTAACGCAGGTCTAATAACTTCAGCCCATACATCTCGATCCATAAATGCAGCTTCATCTAATACAACACCTGCAAGACTTCTTCCCCTCAATGCCATCGCATTTTCAGTACCCTTCAACTCAATACTTGATCCATTAATCAAATCTAACCTTAAATCTGTTTCATTCTTGCTTTGAACCCATACTTTCGGCACTAACTTCTTCAGTTCTTTCCATGCAATATCTTTCGCCATACGATAAGTAGGAGCACAATAGAAATATACTTCACCAGGTCGATTGATAGCTCCTCTGAGCAATTCAATACAGGATAAATATGACTTCCCAAACCTTCTTCCTGCAACCAACACCCGAAATCTTTTATCACTATTGAATACCTCCCCCTGTGCATACCTTAAACTTATATCATTTGCATTTTTAACTGCCATAACACTAAAAATAACAGAAAATTCAACTAATACCCCCTATTTATAGCCTATTCCTCCTTTTTTAGGTTATTATTCCAATAAATACTACAAAAAGTAAGTCCGTGGCTTCTTCTACTTTTCCTACAGATCAACCAATAGAACAACCTAAAAGAAATATTAGATTTCGTGCTCGTTCTTCCGCACAGCAGGTACAAGAAAGATCACAACGTCTATACACCCGTCAGCTAGAAGGTAAAACAACAAGAGCCTTAGTCCTAGAACATGCAAAAATTGAATCAATATCAGAAGTAACAGCTTGGCAAGATTGGAAAAAAGTTAAAGAATGGAATAAAGAAGATTGGGAAAAAGATAGAGAAACTATGTTACCCAGACTTCAAGCAATGAGAATACGCCTCTTTAACAAAGCCGTTAAAAAAGGTCAACTTCAAACAGCAGCACAGATCCTAGACTCCCTCGGTAAAGTAATAGGCGAATCCGTAGAAACAGTTAATATCCAAGCTCCAGAACTCGCCATTCGCATAGAACCAAAAAATTAATCAATATATATTTAAGTTCCCCGTGTGTGTATAGCAAAAAAAATATTCTGCAACTACACCCCACTAGCTATAAAATAATATTAATCTCTATAGCTCACATACGTACGTGTAGGAGACTTTATCTAGATTTGGATAGAAATATATATCTTGAGATTTTAAACCTCTCAAATATCCTTGTAGCCTTAGTTGATTAACTTGTTGATTATCTATCTCAAAAATATCATCACACTGTGTGTCTAGTGTTTCAATACTCATGGCTCTACAATCATCACTAAAATTTTTATTAATAAACATTATTTATATTCTCCATAGCTCTAAAGTTCTACTGCTTTAAGCTTAGCATTTAATTCTTTTAATTCTTTATTATTCATATCAAATAAAGTTTTATCTAAACTCTCTAAATAGTCGTTAAGTTTACGTAGTTTTAAAATGTTCATAAAATTTTTATTAACTATTAATATAATAATCCAAAATAATTAATAATTAATTAATTGTAAACAATATGTAACATTGATATATAATATTGTTTAGATTCGGTACAATTTAAAATAGGAATACTAATCTAATTTTTTATTTATTACTTAACTCTTTTTTACTACTACTCATTTTTTTAAATGTCAGTAATAAAAATATTAATCTAATAAATTTATTTTATAAGATCAGTAAACCTTTAAAAAAGAAAATTATTTAAAATCTTACATGAAAACTAATTTTTTCTTATTCGCTTCTATGTTTGGATTATTTCTCCTGGCGTTTGATAGCGGATTAAATAAAAGCACACTTAATCAGTGTACTAATAACAATGATGATAAGGCTTGCAATTATCTTGTTAAAAATGGGAGTAGTTATCAAAAAAAGGTAGCTCAAGATACTTTATTAATTCGAGGTTTATAATATGTCTCAACTTTATACTAATTCTTACGAGAAATTTCTATATGAAAAAACAGAAGAATATAGAAAAAATTGGCGTGATGCAGTTACAGAAGTTGAAAGATTAAGTAATGAAAATGCTAATTTAAAAATGACAATAGAAAGAGAAAGACAATTACATAAATTACAATTAGAACAGTTTAAAACAAATTAATTCTTATTTAGCAGTTTTTTATACTGCTAAGTAAAAATTAATTATTAGCTTAATTAATTTATTTAAAATCTTACAATTTAAAAAAATGGAATTAACAGAATTTCAAAATTGTTTAATTCAAAAATGTATTAAAAATGCAATTAAACAAGATAAAAAACAATTTATCAAACAATTTTCTAATAATGCTATTACTGAATTAAACAAAGTAATAGAAAAATTAGAATGGGATAATTTAACAGAAGAAGAAAGAGAAAAAAGATTTAATGAATTTCATCAAAAAAGAATCTTAGAAGAAATAGAAAGAGATTCTAAATATTTAGAATGGGCAAAGAATAACCCAGTAAAGGAGTAAGAAAATGTATCAATTAAAAGAAGATGTAAAAGAGTACATCATTCAACAGCTTAATGATGATGTCGGACTAGATCAAAATATTAATGATTTACATCATTATTTATTAAATGAAGATTATTTCATAATTGGATATTATAAGGCCGAGCAATGGCTAAAGAAAGATAGTATTTTTAATGCTATTGATAAAATAAAAGAATATGAAGAATCAAACTTTGGTGAAGTATCAACTGATCTTTCTAACTCTGAAAATGTAGCCAATATGTTGGCTTATATCTTAGGTGAAGAAATTTTATTTGAAAATGATACTTATAATTTATTTACTAGATTCCATAATGAATATTTAAGTGAAGATAAAAGAGATTTATTAATAGATAGCTTGAAAGAGTCTTAAAAAAGACTCTTTTTTTTATTGTTTTATATAAGAAATACTTATTAAAGGTTATCTTATTAAATAGTTCAAAAATAAACTCTGATATGCTATCATTTAATTAGTTTATACAAAAATCTTACAATGAATGAACTAGAAAAGCCTATTAAAGGCCAAAAACAA